CCTGTTGCACCATTACCTGGCATGAAATTGCGTCAGATCATAAGACGCAAAGTTGAGACCCTTGATGCTCTAAATCTTATCAAAGAGGGGCATCCTATCAAAGTCTTCTGTTGTGAGTGTAAGGCTATTACGCCGTTATATGACAGTGAAGAAAATTATTGGGATCTCATACCGAGTTTTGCCGTCCAACGTCGCATTTTACATTTTTTGAGAGATCATCCCGATCTCGCTAAGGATTTCGATGGTATCGGAATTGAAATGCGCCAGGCCGCTTATACTCTTCGTGATGACTATTGTTCAAAATATGCCAAGGATTTGGACGCTGCAATACAGATCACAAAATTCAAACCAGAGGAACGTGATTCCGTGTTCCTTTCGTACGTGCTCTATGTTACTGCAAAGAATTGGGCGTTGGTTAAATCTATGAGACGCCTTAAGAAGGATGATTTCCCTGCTTGGCTTGAGAGTCACCAAGGTATCGTCAAGAATGCTAAAGAATTACAGGCATTCATTGACCTCACCAATTTCTTGTTCGATCAAGAATACCTTGCCGTTGACGCTGATGGCCATTCTAACCCCACAAGGAAGGGGACCTTCTTCACTGGACTCGCCGGTTGTGTTGTCTTCAATGAATACAAGCTCCGTCGGTTTGAGAGTGACATGGTTGATTATGATTCCATCATTGTTGACCGTCACTGGCTAAAACACGGGTGCCATTTTGTCGATTTTCGTTTTGAACTGACTAATGGCAAGATCCAAAAGTGCTTGTTTATGCTCCCTAAGGGTACCGATCACAAAAATGACAAATTGGTGCTTGATCTTGTTAAAGAGTACATCAAGGGACAAACCTTCAAGTCTTTCGTCGATCAAACTATTACGGAAGATATGACCAAGAAAAAGATGGATGATGAGAAATCTGAAACATTTGACAAGTTGGTCTGTGATTTTATGGATGACCCTGATAAGTTTGCTAGCACCCCTTTCGAACGTGCGGCTAAAAGTGTCGCATACACTAACAAAAAGAAGGCTGAGGCCGCTAAGAAAGCTAGTGAATGGGAGGCTAGAGAGAGAAAGAAGGAAGCTGAAAGCAAAAAACTTCGTGAATACATCTCTGAATGGTATTCTGAATATGCTAGCCCAGTTAGTGAAAAGGTCAAGATTGACAGTCTTACCGTCACTGCCAAGGATATTAAGCAATTTGGTAAAGACCACTACGGCAAGATTATAATTGCTGTAGCAGTCTTCTTTGGTAGTTTGTGGCTTTTCAAGAAGTTGCGTTCACAAACAGACAAACTTGAGCTTGAAGGGAAGAAAGTCAAAGGTGACAGACGCCGCAGTGGTGCTGCCATCAAGGATGATCGTTTTGAAGACAAAGACGACGAAGATGACTCTACCAACAACAACAACAAGAAGTCCAAGAAACGCGATCCTGAGGATTTGAAGAACAATCAGGAAATGATGGATCGCAAGGAAAGACAAACAGCCTTGTACAGATGGCTGTCGAATGAGCTGGATCCCAGTGTCGTTCGAACTTTGAAACCTACCGAGATGAGCTATAATAAGGACATTCTCCGTGGTGAAATTGCAGCTGAGAAGTTGCTTGATTATGAGACTATACATGTTCGTATTGGTGGTCTCAATTTCACCCTCACCGGTAATCCACAGTTTATTTCCGAGCAATTGAGTAAGGCCCGCAGAATCGCAGGTGCTTTTGAAAACCCTGTTTTTGTTTTAGACGAAAAGGGACACGTGAAGAAAGTTCGTTATGTCTCTCACGAGGCCGGAATTGACTCAGAGGAGTATTGGCTCTGCAAAGCCAAAGTTTTAAACATCACTCTCACTAAGGATGAGCTTACTCGCATCATGGATCACAAAACTATGCGAGGCAAGAATGACGCTTACAATGACATTATTGTTATGAGAGCTATAGATACCAAATGTAAAAATGAGGGTGTCATTAAAATAGCAAATGTCATTAAAACACTCGAAAAGCGTGAAGGGCTCTTAGGCGGTCGTGTTCTGCACAATCGTGACCTTCATGCCTCTAGTTTGAAGGTGCATAATGATGCACTTGGTGTTATTGGCCACATGACTATTGTTGGCCAAAAAGCCGTCACCTGCGCTCATATACCTTACGGACCCAACTGGGAAAGTGACGTCCCTCAACCCATCAGTGAGTATAAAGAGGTTGAAAGTGCTCCTGTAACAAGAAAGTTCGAATTAGAAAATGTCGACAAAGTTAAAGATTTTGCAATATACAAAGTTGTCGGCACGATCCCGCCTTCGTACGCCCCGTATTACGGCGATTATCAAGGTATTGGCCTTGTCGTCACTTGTGACGGCATTGCCGTTGGCTCTGTTTACAAAAAGGGCAACATGCTTTGGCATCACATACCCACTACCAACGGTCATAGTGGTGCCGCCATCCTTACGGCTGATGGCCGCCTCCTCGGTATTCACCGAGCTTGTGCAGGTCTTGCCAATGTTGGCACTGTGATTAACAGTATCATTCCTAACAAGAATGGTAATGAAGGTGCTTATGAGAGAAATGAGATCATTAATCTCTCTTACTTGGACGGTGATGTTCAGCCCAGAATGATTCACCCTACGGCTTCTGAGGCAGAGAAACTCCTCTCCAATGTTAATTTGCATCTTGGCCCCGAACATGAGAAAGTCGGATTTGTCGAATATAAATTCGGAGCCTACAACAAGATACAGGTGGACCCTGTCATGATCTCCTTATCTAAGGAGCATGAGATACCTCCAATCACAGACAGTATCTACGGCGTTGCCAAGCCAAACCTTGATTCTATTCAAAAGGATGCTGCGAAATACACTCGTAAGCTGGACACCAACATCAATTGGCATGCTCTCCGAAAAGCTGAGTCTGCTCTTGATGCTTGGGTCGGGAAAACATTTCCCGCTGGATTTGATGTCACCCCTATTGGAAAAACGATGGAAAACATCAAGGCTAAATCTGCTACTGGATTTCCGGAGAAGACTAAATTCTTCTCTAAGGGTGATTACTTGCGACAGAGATTCCATACAATCGTTAAATTCATGGAACAAATCAGAAAGGGTGAAGACCCTGCTGTTTTCTTTGATCAGATTGGCAAAGAAGAACCACGTCTCCTTGAGAAATTGCAAGATAATAAGATCCGCTCTATCAACTCTTCTTCTGTTCACACCTATTTCGCTGAAAGTTACTTATTCCGTGATTTTGTTGATCAGGCTAGTGCCTTACCATTCTTCGTGAGCGGTACGACTGCTGGCTGGTCACCTTGGTATGGTAGCTGGAACGAGATTTGGTCGTATTTGAGTAGAGGAGGTAAAGTTCCTATTGTGAGTGGATTGGATTTTGAGAAGTGGGATTCTAGTATCCTGTCAATCTTGATTCGTATGGCATGCGATTGTGTCATCAGACGCACCCGCGGCCCAGATGTCGAGATTTTTTACACCTGGTATGTGTTTTGGGTTATTGAACAGGCCCTTTTGATTTTACCATTGACTGAAGCCGTTGCGCTCATCATCAAAATATTTAGAGGTGTGAAGAGTGGGCAGTTGATTACGTTCATTATCAACTGTCTCATTAATAGACTAAGACATTTTTATTGTCGCATTCGTGCAAATCCCAACGTCACCATCTTAGAGTTACTCGCTGACCTCATCGTGTCTTGTGGTGATGATTTTGCTTACGACAGTTCTTGTGGTCTTACCATCGATGAGATGGCCAAATACTCCGCAGAGTTGGGTATAAAACTTACTGTTCCCGATGCCCATGTCGATTATAATCTTGAGTTTGCTGGTGCAAACACTCTGCTTTTTATGGACAAGATCCATGTCCCTGCTGTTAACAAGGAGAGAATGGCTTATTCCATCTACCTTGTCAAGAAAGGCATGACAGCTGCTGAGCGAATCAGCAAGCTTGACAATCTTGTGAGAATCATCTGCGTTACAGATTACAAACTCGCTCAAGAGTTTATCTCCATTCGCGACAGACTCATCAAAATGTCTTTCTGGGACCATGACGTTCAAGTGACCGCTGCTGGCTGCTGTTCTCTTATTGAGGCAGTCCGCGCTCACATTTACGTCACAGACCACTAACAACATCCCGTGGCAATGCTACCGCCCACGTTAAAAACCGGAAGCAACTTTCCGTTTCCAGATCGAGATAAACTGGTTGGGTGTTTAATTTTATCAAGCATTTATTTCGCCAAATTGTTAATGTTGGCCCACGCGAAATAAAATTAAACTTTTATATTACGTTTTAATCATGAACTACACAGGATTATCAGACGACGCGAAAACTTTCGTCACTAACACAAAAGTCAAACGCTGCAATACTTGTACATCTATCTTGGAGACCTTTTCATACGACTATTGTCCCTCTTGTTACGATGTCTCCACCTTCTGCGAAACCCCAACGTCCTCGGTACACCCCCAGACGTCGAAACCGGGGTGCGAAGATTGCAGCAGTTGTCAACAAAGAAGTTCAGAAGGAAGAAACCCGCCTTGCCCGAGCGACATCGAGAGCCTTAACTGGAAACCCAGTGGGTCCCCGACGCACAAGACAGAAGAGACAGAAACCACAGCAAACGAAGCATTCTATGTCTTTGAAGGTCGCAACAAAGGGCTTAGAAGGAGCGTACAAAGTTCTCTCAAGAAGTCTAGTACTTCCGGGAGACTATACTCCCCCCCGCTGGGCCGCTATCTTTAATCGTGAACCAACCGCCGTCGCTAAACTTAACCTTGTGTATCCTGTACCTGAAAACACGACAAACAACACTAGCAACACCATTGCTGCAGCAAACTCTTTTTTGATTATGAGAAGAGATGCTGAATGTGCCTGCATCATGTACCATACTGCCCATGGAACTTTAAACTCCACCTATAGCTTTTATGGTGCTGATCAAACTGATGCAACTGCTGTCATAGCCCCGTCTACCTCCTGGACCATTGTCAATAACATCAGTATGAACCCTGGCAATACTCTTTTCCCCATTGGAAACTTTTACGCCATGGCTACATCAGCATACCAACCACACGGACCTATGTGGTTTGGCGCTATGCTTGAAGACGATGGATCTCGCTGGTTTTGGTTTGATGCTGGCACCATTTTCAATTGCACTGCTACTGTTACTGTTACCTCTGGTACTCTCAGTGGCCTTTCGATCACGCTCGATCAGTACGTCGGCGGAACTTACAACGCTGAAGTCGAAAACACCACCGGTGCTGGTCCTGCCCTTGTTGGCAGCTTCACCATCGGTAAGTCCGGCTACTATCGAGCCCGCGCTATTCTCAATGTTGGCGCGCAAGGCCTCATGACACTTACGATTTCCAACTGCAATTACACTTTACCCTCGTTGAAAGATTGCTTTGCACACCGTGCTTTGCCAGATCTCAATGCAAATGTTGGAAACATCGCTGCATGCAGAATTCTTGCAGCATCCGTGCTCTACACAAACAGCTCTCCGGAGTTGGACCTTCAAGGCATGATTGCCGGTTTCCAGATACCTGTTGGACAGAACTGGACCGACTTCATCAACGCCGACACCTACAAGAACCTCACGTCTCAATACGATGGGGTTGCCACTTTGGTTGCTAAGAATGGTATGTATGGTTGGCTCAAACCTGCTGACGTTGGCGACTTCAAAATGAGAACCAACTTGGTTGTCAGAAATGGCATCCTTGTTGACAGTCGCTGGCGACTCAACACTGAGTCATCATCTATGCTCATCACTACTTCCATCGCGGATTTTTCAGGCCGTCAAGCACAGTACACCCTGTCCTGGGGTGTGGAGTACACATCGAACAGTAAGTGGATTATGAAGGAGAGTCCCCCAAAGGATCAACAAATGCAAAATGAAGCTATCATGCATTGTGTTGACATCGTGCAATTCACTGAGAACCCCCTGCACCTCTCAAAAATTTGGAACAATATCAAGCATATTGGCAAAGAGGTCGCTGATGGGATCCTGAAATATGGACCCAAAGTTCTCGAATATGCAGGAGCCGCTGCCGCTGCGCTCTAGCTAGGCTTTTTCTTTTCTTTTAGCCCAAGCGCATACCGTCGCTGTAATCTATGTAACAATACATCATGCACAGAATACACGCACTAGACGTTAAATGCAGAGAGCCATTGAGCCTCCGTTTTTAGTGCAAAACACCCG